GAACCTCCGAGCGGTGACCAGAAAATAACATCATGTTCTCTGGAAATACCTTCATCAGGTTCCATAAATTCTACCTTGTCGATTAGACAAGTTTCAAAAAGATGATTTCTTGTTCCAATATCAGTAATACCTTCTACAACAGCAGTCTTGATAATCGGCTTTGTAAAATACATGTAAAGCGTAGGAATTCTAAAATCGATGGGAAGTTTATTTTCCTTTCTCCAATTCTGAATTGCTGCTCTGATTTCAGAACCAATCATTGCTGTAACAACAGAATGATTCTTTTTCTTTTCATTATTATAGATATAAACAGGTGTTTTAACTGACATAAAATTCTCCAAAATTTTACAAAATATAATAAAAAATAGGGTTGTTGTCAACCCTACTTTTTAGTCATTAGCTAATTCTATAATTTTTTCACGTAATTCGTCAAATGATTTAAAATCAGTTCGATCAATTACACGTTTACAACCGTCACCTAAATGGTCATGAATCATATAAAGCATTGGTTTTGATAGACCAATAACGAAACGACGTCTAAACATAACCATTTCAAGTCGGTCATCCTTACTGTCTTCATCGACATAAGAATTATAACCAAATGAATGTCTGAGTTCAAATGTTATTCCGGCTTCAAACAACTCATCAATCAAATTATGCATTTGAGTTTTGAGTGGTTCTGTCCAGTTATCAATTTCTAAACTCATATTATTCGCCTAAAAGTGTAATACCGCCTTGAGCATTATTATAGCTTACTACAGTACCACCACGATGATCCATAATAACAACATTATTAACACCTTCAGCTTTCAAAAGTTCTGCGATAACAGTATTATACTTTCCAGGTTTTTCCTGTTCTACTGACATTTTAAGCAGTGTCGTAATGAGTGAATTAAGTTTCTTCTCGTCCATATTAATCCTTATTTAAATGTTCTAATAAATTTGATAATACAATTCTAGCTTGTTTCCTATATAATTCTGTGCTGAAGTCATGATATGTCTCTTCTATCTTATCAAGAAGCTTCATAAATTTAGGCATTTTCATAGAATCACTATTTAATGATTGTGTTTCTATTTCAACTTTAGTTTTAGGAGCACTTCGCCAATTAAGCATACTTTACCTTTATATTTAAAATAAAATATAGCAAAATAGTTGTCTGCTGTCAACCCCTAATTTTCAAGGTATCTGAAATGATAATTATTTGTCTGCTTATATTTGCCATTACAACACCAAATAATACAATGTTTATTTAAATTCATTTGTCTTGCTGCTTCAGAGGCAGATTCAAAAACTTGTTGGGTCTCAATGCAAAGAACTTGTTTTTTATTTGGTTTTGTTTGTCTACAATAATATTGTTTTAATGTTATATTATGTTCTTTTAAATATTCATCTACCTGCTGACATGATTCAATAAATTCATTTATATTATCAGATATTTTACAAAATCTATAATTTATCGCATATTTGTCTTGATTAATTATAACATGTCTAATTGAATCTTTACAAATACCTAATTCTTTTGCCGCTTTACCTATTGATGGATAATATTTGTTCGTTTCATAACAAAATATAACTATTTGATTAGGATCTATTTTATACTTATTAATTTCTCTAATATTAATTAATTGTTCTTCTGTTAATTTACGACCAGTATTGGCTTTTCTAATTTTTTCTTTTTGTTCTTCAGACATTATAAAATGTCTTCCTAAATTACCATCACCGCCTAAAGTTTTATTATAACCAAAATTTTTATCTGCTGAATTATATAAATTTATCCAAAACTGTTCTCTTTCATTTAATAATTCACGTTGACATTCTTCGATAATTTCAAATTCAAAATTATTTGTTCCATATTTTTCAAATGCTCTTGCTAAATGTGGATTTAATTTCGCATTTGGTGATAATTCTTGTCGCCATCGTCTATTAATGTCATTAGATTGACCAATATAACATTTACCATTAATTTTATTTGTTATTTTATAAATTCCACAAATTTTTGTCATAAATTACCTAAAAGAAAAACGGTTAGAAATCGTTATTGTGGTAGTTACGAAATCTAACCGTTTTTAAAACTTAGATATTTTAATAAGAATAAAACTACCACATATTATTCTTTTATAATATATTTATAATTTTATTCTTTTAAAATAATTAAATGCCAAAATTTTCTAAGAAATAATCAGGAAGCTTTGGATTGAAATGTTGAATACGTATCGTTTCCAGTTTAAATTTTCCTGCATTATACGCACGAATAATCTTATCGTAATTTGGACCTTGAATACCTTTTCTAATAAGTTCATTAACTTCATGATATGTAAAGCCTAACTTTTCTTCGTCAGAAAGTGGTTGAAGCCCATCAATCGGTGTTTTATGCGTAAGTTCATATGGAAGTCCAAGGTCATCACCAATTTCGATAACTTCTTCCGTGGTTAGCATATCAATCGGTGCAAAGGAACCACAAGTATCTCCCCAAAGCGTAGCATAGGAAACTATATTTTCGCTGCGATTGCATGTGTTAGCCATTAACCAACCATTAGTTTGTGCTGTTACCATAATCTGATTAGTACGAAGCCTTGCACCAACATTTGTCTTAGCATCATAAGACTTGTCTGCACCAGGAACAAGCGCCAAAGATTCCTTGACAAGTGTTTCAATATCTTGAACATCATAACTAATGCCAAGATGATCAACTAATTGATAAGAACAAGAAATGTCTTTTTGAATACCACATGGAAGCAATATGCCATGTACATGCTCTTTACCTAATGCTGCTGCACAAATTGCTGCTACTACACTAGAATCTTTGCCACCAGAAATACCAAGAACCGCGTCGGTTTTACCTACACGATTAAAAAAATCTGCTGTCCAATCTATCACGTTTTTAGTTAATGTCTTCATAATTTTGTCCTTGATTAATTTTAAACTTTTATGTTATCAAAGATAGCAAAGAAAACAAAGCTGAAATGTAAATTTATTTTTTACTTTCCCTCTCCCTTTTCGAACCAACGAAGTTCTCGAAGTTGCTTTCTAATGTCATTAAATGTATTTCTTTCCTTGATAATTACACCTCCAACCAGTGTAATCCCCAAAAGTGCCAAAACGGCTTTAAAAAATTTATTCATAATATATCCTTTTTAAAATGTCTGGCACAAATATAGTAAATTTTACTTAAATTGTAAACCTTACTTCTTTTTTAATAATTCAGTAAATTTATCGGCTAATTTGCCAGCATCTGATTTTTCTCTTTCCTGAAACATCGGATCAACTTTCTTTTTAGGAGGAGTTGATTTTGCTTTAGGATAATGTTGTGGAAAATTACCTTTAATTTTTTGTCTTGGATATGATGAGTCACGTGCAGACATAAAGCTATTGAATCTTTTATCAATATCATCAAGATTTTTTTCAACCTGTTCGATACCAGCTTCTATAGATTTAATAGTTGCATCTACTGAATCTTCAACTCTTGGAATAGTCTTAATCCACTTACCAAATTTTTGATCTTGTGGTTCAGGACCAAGAACACGCCAGCCCATGCCTTCCATCATACCTTTTACATCATCTAAATTCATGTATAGATACCTCATTCTAGTATTTCTTTAAATACTTTGTAATTAGTATCATCCTTTCCACAATAGACAGCAAATTCAATATTCTTGAAGAAGTATTTTCCGAGTTCCAAAGCTTTTTTATAAGCCTTAGCTACGATTTCAGGTGGGTTTTTGAATGCTCCACAACCGAATGCGCCAAGAATAATTGTTTCATCACCATGAGATGCAGCTAAGTTAAAAATATGAACTGCTCTGCGGAAATGAATATTAAACAATTCTTCATCAGTAACGTTTGGTTTTTCACCACGTTCATGGTTGTAAGCGTTTGCAGGTGTTTCACGAAGATTAGGTGCTGCACAAGTAATTACATCTACAGAGAATGGACGATACAATAAGTTATAATTGTCCGATTTGATAATTTGAATATTGGGTGTGTAAATTGCATCATTGTTATGAAGTGCATTCCCATATTCTTTATGTGGTTTATAAAAGATTTCGTCAAACTTCGGGTCAGACAAAACATTATAAAGTGTAGAACAACGACAAAGACATTCTTCTTGTGCATTAGAACCCTTTGTTACACCGCCACCAGGATTTGTAGCAGAAGCAAAATTGAGAACTGCTACCTTACCAGTATATTTTCTTGCCGCATCAAAAGAACTACTCTTAGTAACCTTGACAGTTCCTGGAGTTTTGTTCTCACAGAAAAAGTCAATCGTCATATCATCGGCAAGAAACTCCGAATTTTCAATCGAATACTTAATAGAATTCTGTAAGGTTTTATCCTTACTGATTAATTCTTGAGTATGATTAAAAATTTTAATATTTTCTTCTTTACTAGCCATGATTAAGCCTTAAACATATCATCACACTTCAAGAGCAAACGATCAATCTTGGGCTGGATCATCTTTTGGTTATATGGATCATCGCCAACGATGTCATTCTTGGTCCAGTGGCAGAGTCTACCGATAATAAGGAACCAGAAGACATTTGCAAGTGGTGACATAAAAATATCAAGCACACTTGGATGAAATGGTACATGGTCCATTTTATGGCCAACATAGAGTGCGATAATGCCAGCTGCATACATTGCAATGACAGTGAGAATGATAGTAGTGATTGTAGTCATGTTTATTTTTCCTTTGGTTATAGTTTTTTATAAAATATAACAAAAAGCAGGGCTGTTGTCAACCCTGCTTAGTGATTTTATTTAGGAGAAATCCTTTTTATTAGACACCCTTGTAAGCTTTGACGACTTCTTCGAATTCAGTGTCGAGAGCGACAGTTTCGATAGTCTGAGTGCCCTTACCACCCTTACCGGTGATTTCGGCAATTTCCTGCTTAGCTTCGATGTGGAACTGAGTGGTCTTGACTTCGCTTTCGATTTCAGCAATCATAGCGTTGCAATCGATACCGAAATCGCCAATCTTGTTGCGATCGCACATCTTGAGTGTATCGATCTGGACCTGGAGAGCAGTGAGCTTAGCTTCGATGAGAGCCTTGTTGGTGTCGATGTTCTTGAGAGTGTCGCGAACCTGGACACACTGCTTTTCTGTGTTCTGCCAAGCAGTTTCGATAGTGTCACGAGCAGTCTTCATGCCCTTGTAAACAATATACTTAATCTTAGCTTCATCGAGCTTGTCAGCAGCGATGAGAGATTCGTAGACACGCTTGCTAGTAGCGGTCTTTTCGTCGAGTTCCTCGAACTTGGCCTTGAGTTCCTTAGCGTTGACCAGCATATCTTCAGCCGACTTGATATACTGAGCGGCATTCTTATTATACTGATAACGGATTTCCTCAATCTTATCCTTGGTGGAGATGAGGCCTTCGAGACCACGCTGAGCCTTGTGAGCGAAGATTTTGAAGATATTGAAAGACATAGTTTTGTTTCCTTATGTTAATTGTTGAATTGTTTTATTGTTTTTTGTTTATGTGCATAATATAGTAATTATTATCGCACTTGTAAACCCCCTGATTATAAAAATTTTATGCAGGCAACCTTAGTGGGATCTACTTTATATTTAAGGTGCTTGTTGAGACGCTTAATCTCATCATTTTTTATATCAGTTAATGCATTATATACTTCTGGAATGCAACATCCGCGAGTACTATGGCAATATTCAACTATCGGTGCGGTTCGAGCATCAAATCGTTCCGAAAACTCTTTAATATATTCTAGTTCTTCTTCAGATGAATATTGAATTGTATTACCGTAGAAATCTATGGTTCCAATAACCGGATGTTCACGTTCCTTTAAATAATCATTAAAGTCTTCAATAGTATTTTCTAATACTGTACTAAAAAGAGTTTCATCTACCGGCTTTTCTTTTGTACTATATTTAATAATATTGCACAAGCAAGCAGCCCTTACTGGATGATCTTCTCTAGGTATTGGTGGTAATGCTGTTCCTGGACCCATATATTCTCCAAATTACGAATAAAAATAACCGTCTATATTAAGACATGTATTTTCATTATCTAACTTATAGACAATATGTTTATTTAACCATTCGATTTCTGATGCTTTTAATTTATGAATAGTATTAACAACTGAGCTTATATACGTTCCAACTTTATATTCTGGAAGTCGATTGATATGCCACATAAGACTTTCAGCTGCGGTTTTAATAAATGATTTTTCTATTTCAGTTGTTACTGGAATTTTAACATCAAAAAAATTAGCATAACCGATAATTGGATAATCATGTGGTTTCAATAGTTCATTATACTCATTAAGCAATAAAGGCAAAAGATTCTTAAAAATACTTTCACCTTCATCACGTCTGGTTACTTTGAAATAACCTTTTCCAGTATGAACTAAACCTTTATAAGTATAATATTTTTCGCCATTAATACATTCCACCTGCGGATAACCTTTATATTTTGGTTTTTTAGGTTGTGGCGGAGGTGGAACTGGACAAGGTGGATAACCCATACTAACTCCTAATATTTCTCTATCAATCATCTAGTAATTTATTAAATTCATTAATCATTCCTCGTTCAGGAGTTTTTGGTTTATAAATTGTCTTACTTGCAAGGTAATCAATAAAATGACCACAAAGATGGAATATACCAATAATAGAAGAAACTACTCCCAAAACGATTAAGCCCGGAATAATGGCAAATGATAAAATTAAAAAACTCCAGTAACAAATTCTAAGTTTAATAGATGCTGCAGTTCCATCTTTAATAGTTTGCCAATCATCGACTGGTCTATAATCTGTATCATCTCTTAATAATTTCTGTTTTTCTTTATATTCCCAACTCCAATCATTATAATTATCAGCAGTAATAGCCATCATAAGAAAAGAAAATGCACAAGAACATAATATTGTTACATATGGCCATATCATTCCGTTTCTTTTGAAATAAAACCAAAAATTATTTTGAATAATATTTGTATTTGATTCCAAAATACCGGCGATTGACATGACTACCATGAAACAACAAAATATTATTGCAACGCTTTGAAGCAAACACATATACCATTCGCCCCAAGCATCTCCATTTAAAAGTGCCTTATTAATTTTTCTTACCATGGTTCTGTCCCCACTAGTTTATTATATTCGTCAATAATAGTTTTCTTGTATTTTTCTGGAGATTTCTTCCTATAACTGTTAAGCATATTACTAACAGATAGTTTATTATGGAATGCTATAGCACATTCACACAAGAAAGCGAAGAATCTTGCAGAATTCGTAACAATAACTAATATAATTGCAATAGGTGCAAATAAAATACTTCCACCAAACAAGATATTACAACCAAGATAGAAAATACTTTCAAAATATGATTTTTCATCGTGATTATAATAATAATCTCTATGTTTGTCTATTGCAAACATTAAACAGATATCACCAACAATAAACAGAATAATAGGTAATACAATAGCCCACCAATGTTCATGCAAAAAATTGTGCATAACGATAGTGCTTTGCCATGCATTTCGTTGTAAATTACCAAAACCATTAACAAGGAGGTAAATTGCTGCAACGACTTGGAAAATTACTTCAATCGAAATAACTCCAACCCACCATTCTTGACCTTTAAAAAAGTAATCAGATAAAAACTTCTTCATATATTCTCCTTATTTAAATACCATTGGAACGGCAGACATTGGAAGCGGTTTATTAGGAATTGCTTTACAACATTGCTTTGATCGTGGCGTATATGATGAACGAGTGTTTTCTGCAGCTAAATGACCTTTGTATTCCAGAATACTTTGTTCATATAACTTAGCACGTTTTTCAACCATGATATTATGATTTGCTTTATTAAATTTGACATCCATAGCAAAGTAAGTTATTAATAATGCAACGAAAAGAACTGCTCCGACAATCGATGTTACTGCATAGCAATCATCATAATTTAATCTATGATTTTTTGTTCTCATGGTTTAGTTTCTCCTTAAATGGTCGTTAAGATTACTGATAACGTTAGGAAGTATTCTACTAACTCTATCATTAATGTTAGTCATTGCTTCAATCTTTTTCTCTTTATGGTTTTTTGGGAACATGAAAATAAAAGTTAATGTATCTATTATCGGTAAAATATAATACCAATAACTACTAGAATTTGACGATACAATAGCACTTATAATTCCGACCAAAAACAGATAAGCAGCAACGATTAAAAGTCTATTAATCCACTGTAAAATAGTTGGATTAGTATCTTGATATTCAATCATTTTTGGTGCATAGTATTTAGTATCAATCTGTTCAATATCATATGTACTCAAATGATATTTAGCATTAAGATACTTGTGTGTTTCTGGAATTCCTCCACACCAACAATGTGTTTCTTTTACTGGTTCTTTTACTGTTTTTGTTATAGTTTGTGATGGTATTCCCATGATTGCTAATACAATACAGAATACTATCACTAGTTCAGAGATGACTTTTATAAGCATTGATATGCTCCTATGGTTTAGTTTTTAAGAAAGTTGTTATAAGTACTTATCATTTCTTTTTCTGTTTTTTCCCAAACAATCATTTTTTCTTTTGTTTTTCTTGGTGCGAATAACATAAAAAAATGTTCAAGACAGAAATTAACTGCATAGAATAAATACCTAGTGAAATCATAAAGAAGAATAAACGGTGCTACCATAAGCAATGCACCACTGCAAGTAGCAAATACCCAAAAATATCCAGCAACTAAGAATCTTCGGTCGTCATTACTTGTATACTGTGAATCAGCAAATAATGTGAAAACGCCGAAAATAATAGAAATTATTACCATGATAAGTCCGATTAACCAAACTTTAGCACCTGGTGGAGCAACAAGTGAAAGATTACCCATTTCTTCTGGAGTTGTAGCAAAATAACCAACGCCAGTAATAACGCTAAAAATAACAATACACAGGACAGATAAAACTGTTAAAGCATATGAAAATTCATTATAACTAGCGTCAATAATTGATTTACCAGTATCTTTGAGTAATTTAAACATTATGGATTTTCTCCTTTGACAAATTTGTCAAGAAGTTCTAAGAATTTATCTTCTTCTAAAAAGAATGGATCTTGCCCATACCAACCGAAGAAATTGAACATAAACTGTCCAAAACGCCAATCAGGGAAATGGGTTATATGGACAGTTTGAAGTTTTTGATAAAAATCGTAAAGACGATTTGGATCTCGCATTAGTAACCTCTGCACTTTTCTTTCATGAGAGAAATGAATACTTCATTAATAGGATCATTTGTTTTTCTGATAGTATCAGTTCTTCTTGGAGTTAAACGATATCGAGAACCTGTTGGTCTTTGAGTAGCAGTAATAATAGGTTGCTGTGTCTGTCTAGCAATCTGACTAACAAGATCCATAGCTTCATGATAGCTTGTCAGAACATCTTTAGGACCATTATCAGTAGCTACAGTTTTAACAACCTTTACCTTATCATAAGCAGGTCTGAAATCACTAAATAAATCCTGTTCATCGATATACTTATCATATTCTTTATCAAATGTAGAAGCATTATCAAGAATAGATGGCTTACCAGTTCCAAGGAACCGATTGAGCTTATACCATACTTCTGGCAATTTCTTGTTATACTTGTTTACAAATTCGTCTTCCCTTTTCTTTCTGGTAGACCATTTACAAATATAAGCAAAGATTGTATTGACAATTAAACCGACAAACATCAGCGGAGCGATAAGAACGCAGGCAACCTTAGGGTCATCCTTAACATCAATCATTTTCTGGCTTTTTAAGAACCGAATGAGTAAACGACAGCCGATGTATGAGGCAATGTAGATTAGAAGTAATTTGAGCATTTTTTATCCTTTTTTATGTTTTACTGAATATAATATAGAAAAAAGAACCACTTTTGTAAATGGTTCTTTTTAATTTTTATCTGATGAATATTTTTGCAGACTACGGTGTTTTAATCACGACCATTCCACCCTTCCACTGGTCAAGCGGAATATACTCAAATACGCTCTTAACGTATTCAACGTATGCCGGAGATTCGCACATATTCTTTTCAGGGCAATCGCTAAGCTTAACGACATCTCTACCATTAACCTTAACAACCTTCATGACCATGGAAAGCGGCTTAATACCAGCAGTCTCAGTTACAAGATTTGCCATGAAATAAGTACCGATACCGAAGCTGATCTTGATACGACCATTGAAATGCTGTGCAATCTTGATAGCCTTATCAACATCGAGAGAGTCAGACCAGCAACCAGTCTTAGTAGTCGGGTCAATACCGAGTGCCTTATAATGGGCAATCAACATTTCACCCCAGACAATCGGGTCACCAGAGTCATGACGACATCCGTCGAACAACTTTGCATAGAACTTATCAAAGTCACGAAGGAACGGGATGAAACCAAAGTTATCAGACAATGCAATACCAAGATCGCCACGATATTCCTGGGTCCATGCATCAAATACAGCCTTCTGAGACTGACGAATAGGAACATCATCAAGACCCTGGAACAATGCATACATTTCATGTGCAAACGTTCCAATTGCCTTTACACCATATTTAATGGCGAAATAAAGGTTAGAAGTTCCGACAAAGCACTTACAGTTCTTAGCCATATAACCAACTGCATAGTCCTGCCAAGCGAAAGAATGTCTACGGCGAGCACCAAAGTCAGCAAAACCGAACTTCAAGCCAGAATCGATTGCAGCATTAAACTTATCAACTGCTTCCTTAAGATTTTGCTTTGCCTTTTCAAAATCAAATTCAAACTGACGGAGATAAAGTTCCTGGATGATTTCCATCACATAGATTTCAAACCAAGTAACCTTGAGCTGAGGACCTTCTGCTTCAATTTCAAGATCGTCACCACGACGAGTAATCTTGATATACTTTCTCTTTAAACGGAAGTCTTCTAGCCAGTCAACATAGTCAGGCTTAATGTAATAAATCTTGGACAATGCATCAAGTTCAAACGGTTGCCATCTAAGAGTACAAAGATGATCAACTTCACGGTTAACTGCATCAACCAAATAACCCAAATGAACATCCTTAGAGCGAAGCTTCCACTTCCACTTAGCCCATTCATTTGGACGCTTATGAAGTAAACATTGTGTCATACTGACCTTATAAATGTCAGTATCACTCAAATAATTGATGATATACTTTTCTTCATCAATCGGTTTATAATTCTTAATTTCGTCAATTTCTTTTTGAGAAAGTTCCATTTTAATATCCTTTTTTAAATTTGACTAAAATATAGCAAAATAAAATGTATTTGTAAATGCTTTTAATATAAATAATATAAATTACGGTTTCTTAGAGTTCCGAGAAACCAAAGAAAATACAGAATTTAATAGAGGATTAGGTATGAATCTTAATGAAGCAAAGCAATTTCTTAAAAGACATGGCTTTATCGTAGAAAGAAAGGGTGATTTCGTTGATCCGTCAACAAGACCTGAATTTTATGACCCGGATTACTATGCAGAAGATGGTTATGATGCTAGTAGTGAAGAAAGTGATTGTTCAAATTATGCTACCGAGGTTGAAAAATATTTAAAAACAAATTATCCTGATAAAAAGGTCGAAGTTAATTATGATATTTCTGACGATGGAGAATATATTAAATATGAATGCGCTGTTGCTTTTATATTTGATCATCTTCCAACATTTGATGAAGTAACTGACTGTGAAGATATTTCTTATGACATTGCAAATGATGTAGATGATTGTGGATGTCCATGGGATGATGGCGAAACTTTAATATATGCTGTTGTCAATGGAAAGAAACAAGATATATCTGATACTTATAATAAAAATCCAGAAGGCATAGAAAACGCTGAATATTTTGAAGTTGTTGAAATGTCTTATGGTACAAAACGAATTCCTGAACCAGAAGATCCTCGTGAACCTGAATGGTAATTTATTAACATGAAAATAAAAAAGGATTGGATAAAACCAATCCTTTTTAAATATTATTAAAAACCATATTTAAGTTTTTGAACATAATAGTTCAGTGGTTTGTCATCTTCATTTGCTGCATTAACACATTTGTTATAACGAGTTTGATTGAAGTATTTTGATCTTTCCTTGAAAATCATTTCGTGCATATCGTTCATCATTTTGTAACGGTGCATCATGAATTCATTAACAAGTTTTTCTGATGTAACAATATAATAATTAAGTGACTTTTTTAAATTATTTTGGTCTACTGCTTTAATATAAGTAATGCATTCATCATAACGGCCAGAAGCAAGAAACTTGCTAATATCTGCCATAACTTTTAAATCAGGTGGGAAAAGTTTTAGAAAGAATTTCATTTTAATCTCCAAAAAATGGTTATTCCTTAATATTGATTTTGATTTGAGAACCTAATGTTCTGATCACAATATCTACGTTTTCTTTTGTAACAGGTTTATGTAATTTTCTCACTACATCTTCAGCCAGTGCATAAATCTGCTTTTCTGTCGCGCCATCGGCAACAGCAAGCAGATCTTGCCATACATCTGCAAGGTCATTAAGACCTTCTATATTATATCTGTCTGGAATATTAGGCATTGATTACATCAATCTGTTGACGCTGGAGACAGAGAATTGCAGCCTTCTGACCTTCTTCATCCAAATCAGCAATGCAGCTTGCATCGACCGTAATCTTCATATTCGGGAATGCAGCTCTGAGAATAACTGCGTTCGCAAGAACACAAATCGTGCTTACGAAACCCCAAATTTCAATTTCGTCGAATTCAATACCGAGATTTCTGATATATTCAGGAAGATCGAGCTTACCGAATGTATACTTATCGACAGAATAGAAATTGTGCTTACCATCTTGGTTCTTCTTCTGAAGTTCATCAAGAATAGTCTTTTCAATTTCCCAACCATCGGTCAGCTTAATGCAGTGCGGAACTGGAAGCTTCTGACCTTCCAATGTTTCCTCATACGGCTTGCCTTCCATTGGAGGCCAACCAGTAGTAACCTGCATCTTGTTAAAGTGAGTATCATGTGTTGCAATGATAGCACCATCCCAGTGCTTAATCTTGTTAACAATATTAGGAACCTTCGCCTGTGCGAATGGGTTTGCGAGAGCACCAGTAATAAAGTCTACCTGTGCATCAACTAATAAGCCGAGTTTTGCCATTGTTATATCCTCTCTTTTTATTTTTAAATTTAGTAAATTTTTTTGTGTTTGTAAATATGTTTATTTATTTTCAGCTTCCTTATAAAGCTTTAAAAATTCTCTTGAAATAAAATTCGTATGAATTCGTTTTTCTTCAAAAGGTTTGTCAGGTCCATGAACTGCGACATGCATGTTATATGCCAATC